CGAGAAAAATAGATAATAAAACAGAACTCGTTACTTTAAGAATATTAAATCCAAAAAAATTATTTGGACAAGATTTAAAAGTTAAATTTAGAACTATTTCTCGTGGCCCATTTATGAAAACCGATACGAGTAAAAAAGTAAACGAACAAAAAGAAATTAAAAAAGTAATCGCAATATATCCAGGTCGTTTTCAACCTTTTGGACCACACCACAAAAAAGTATTTGAAGCATTAAAAAGTAAGTTTGGAGAAGTATACATCACAACATCAGATATACAAAGACCACCAAGACACCCAATGAACTTTAATGAAAAAGTTAAACATATGGTTAAAATGGGAATACCAAAGAATCGTATCGTGAAAGAAAAAGTTCCTTATGTGGCAAATAACTTATTGAAGAAATTCAACAAAGACACCACAGCAGTAGTTTATGTGTTTGGTGCAAAAGATGCTGGTAGATTAAAAGGTGGAACCAAGAAATCAGGTGGTAAAACTTATTACCAAGACTTCAAGAAAAGTATCAATGATTTAAAAGGATTTGAAGAACACGGATACATTTATGAAGCACCATTTGTTAAAGTTAGTGGTATATCAAGCGGAACAGAAATTCGTAATCTATTAGGTAGTCCTAAAATAGATGATAAAAAAAGAGAACAAATATTCAAAAAAACATTTGGATACTTTGATAAGTCTACATATGAAATGATGACTTCCAGATTTAAAAAGTTGTTTGAATTTTATCAACAACCACAAGTAAAAAAACTTATGAAAGAAGCAAGTGCTTTTGGAAACACATTTAATGCAGCAATAATGTCAGACGAGGGTATGTATGATTTCTTCGGTAGTTTATCAGATTATTACAGAATATCACCAGAACACGCAGAAGTTATTGGATATGAATTAATTGATTTCCCAGTAAGAGATTCAGAAGATATGATGTTTACCATTATGGCAGATGAGTATGAAAAAGACCGTACCAAAACCGTAACACACGGAAGAACAATCAATCAAAATAGAAAAAATACAGAATCAGTAGATAATCCATTTCCACGATATAAAGAACGAATGAGAAAAACATTAGGTGGTCTTGGATTTGAAATAATTAAATACTTCGGTGAAGAGTCATTTACCAAGATGAAAGAATCACCAATACTGAAAAAATCAGATGTATTCAAGGGTGTTGACCATATTAAGAAAGTTCAAGAAGGATTTATGAAAGATGTTGAATTATTAATAGAGGGTGGAGCGTATGGACATATGAATCATCCATTTGATGATAATAATTTGACGTTTTCAGATTTGAAGAACATAATTATTAATGGGTTAGAAGGAAAGTTAAATCGTGAAGATAGAGTTTCTGAAAAACTTGATGGACAAAACTTGATGGTGAGTTGGGTAGACGGAAAGTTAAAAGCAGCCCGAAACAAAGGTCATTTGAAAAATGGCGGTAAAACTGCACCAACAACAGCAGGTATCGCTAATATGTTTAGTGGTAGAGGTGATATTAAAAAAGCATTCGTTGGTGCGATGAGAGATTTAGAAAAAGCAATTGGTAGTTTATCCAATGCACAAAAAACAAAAATATTTGGTAATGGAACCAAATGGATGAATTTAGAGGTTATATATCCACAAACAGCAAATGTAATTGATTACGACATAGCAGAAATAGTATTTCACGGAACATTAGAATATGATAAAACCGGTAGACAAATAGGATACTCAAAAGAATCTGCTCGTATGTTAGAAGGTATGATTAGACAAGTAAATCAAAATATACAAAAAACATTTAAGATTGGTAAACCAAACTTTTTAAAATTAGATAAAGTTCAAGACTTTGGTAAAAAGAAAAACTTATATTTAAATAAATTAAAAAAATTACAATCACAATATGGATTAAAAGATACAGATAGATTAGGCCAGTATCACGAATCATTTTGGAAAGAATATATTTTTAATGCAGCAAAACAATTTAAAGTTTCGTTAAAACCAAATGAATTAGTAAACTTAACAAATCGTTGGGCATACTTTGATAAGTCTTACAAAATTCCACAAATGAGAAAAGACTTTAAAGACAGACCAGAATTTTTAAATTGGATATTAGATACCGATAAATTAAATCATTTAAAAATGTTTAAAGACAATATTAAACCATTTGAAGTATTGTTCTTCCAAGTCGGTGCAGAAATATTGAAAAACGCAACAGGATTTTTAGCAGTATCACCTAAACAAGCAGTATCAAAAATCAGACAAGATATGTTGACTGCTTTGGTTCAATTACAAAAAGGTGAGAATGTAGAAACATTAGATAAATTAAGAGTACAATTAGAAAAATTTGACGCTATCGGGGGAACATCAGCAATTGTTCCGAGTGAGGGATTAGTGTTTAAGTATAAAGGTAATTTATACAAGTTCACGGGGGTTTTTGCTCCAATCAATCAAATACTCGGTAGTTTAAGATTTTAGGAGAAAAAATGGCAGGTTATTCAAAAGAAACCAAAAGACAAAATAAAGCATTATCAGATTTGATGTCTGGTAAAACCTATGAAAAAGATTACACACAAGTAGGATACGAAGGTAAGAAAGAAAACCTTGGTGGTAAAACCAGAAAATCAGAATTAACAGATATAATGGCATCAGTAAGAATGCCTTGGTTTTGTCCTAAGTGTGATAAAGCAATGAAGAAAAAACTTGATAATAAGTTTTGGAGAACACAAGGACATTGTTTTGATTGTCAAATAGAATTAGAAAATAAACTTAGACTTGAAGGTGTATATGAGGATTACGCAAAAACCAAAATGTTGGAAAATCAAAAAGCATATTTAAAAGATTTAGAACAAAGTATTGATGACTTTGAAAAAACAGACGGAAAGCAAGAGTGGTTTAATCAAGTAGGTGTCAACACCCCAGAATTAGAAGCTGAAAAGTGGGAAATGGGTGAAAAAGAATTTGAGAAAACTATATCAGAAGCAAGAGATTTCATACGAGAAAAAAGAGAACTCGTAGAAAAAGCAGAAAAACAACTACAAGGAGAAACTGAGTAATGAACTTTATTCAAATGATACTAAACCTATTCTTTGGTGGAAATAAAAAACAAGAAGTCAAAGAATTAGATAAAGCAATTAAACAAAAAGACCAAGAAGTTAAAGAACTTGAAAAAGAAGTTGAAGTTCTTGAGTCAAAGAAAAAAGTAAATAAAAAAGAAGTAGCTAAATTAAAAAGAAAAGTCACTACTACTAAAAAACAATTAGAAAAAGCATCAGAAGCAGTAAAAACAGACGATGCCGATGAAGCAGTGAAATTTTTAAAGAAGTTTAGTAAATAAACTATATATTTATATATATGAGATATTTTATTTACATATTATTAATGGGAGCTTTATTCTCACAAGACATAGTCGGAGATGACCCTATAATCATTGAAGAACCTAAAACTTATACTTTTACAGAAGAAGAAGTATTAGGATTCACCAACACAATTAAAGAACTTGAATTAAAAGATAGTTTAAATGTTTCGTTGGTAATGGATTTAGAGGAACAAATCAAACTTTATGAAGAAAATTCATATATAGATTCTATGTTGATATCGAATAAAACTACCCAATTAAATCTACTAAAAGACACCAACAAACTACTTGAACAAAAAGTAAAACTCGTTCAACCTAAATGGTATGAAAATAAATGGTTATACTTTACATATGGAGTAGTGTTGACTGCTACATCAGTTAAATTAGCAGGTCAAATAGTAGAATAATGGCAGAACAAATTAAAGAAGTAATCAAACAACAATATATTCAATGTGCAACTGACCCTGCATATTTTATGAAAAAGTATTGTATGATACAACACCCAATACGAGGTAAAATACCTTTTGACTTGTATGATTTTCAGGAAAAATCTATCAACGAGTTTCAAGAACATCGTATGAATATTATTTTGAAAGCTCGTCAGTTGGGTATATCAACGATTACTGCTGGATACGCTTTATGGATGATGACCTTTCACCAAGATAAAAACATCTTGGTTATTGCTACGAAACAAGAAGTAGCAAAAAACTTGGTTACGAAAGTTCGTGTTATGCACGCAAACTTACCGAGTTGGTTAAAACAACCTTGTGTGGAAGACAACAAATTAAATTTGAGATATCGTAATGGTTCTCAGATTAAAGCAGTGTCTTCTTCTGGTGAAGGTGCTCGTTCTGAGGCATTGTCATTATTGATTTTGGACGAGGCAGCATTTATTGACAAAATCGACACTATATGGACAGCAGCACAATCCACTTTAACCACAGGTGGACAATGTATTGCATTATCAACACCTAATGGTGTGGGTAATTGGTTTCATAAAACTTGGGTGGATGCCGAAGAGGGTCGTGGTATGTTTAATCCGATTAAATTGCATTGGACGGTTCATCCAGATAGAGGTGAAGATTGGAGAAAAGAACAAGACACATTACTTGGCCCAAGTGGGGCAGCACAAGAGTGTGATTGTGACTTCTTGACTTCCGGTACTGGTGTGGTTGACGCAGTTTTATTGGAACAAATTAGAAAAAGAGATTGTTCTGAACCAATAGAGAAAAGAGGTATTGATAGTAATTGTTGGATTTGGGAACCACCAAATTACTCAAAAGATTATATTGTATGTGCTGATGTCGGTAGAGGAGATTCAGCAGACTATTCTGCTTTTCACGTGATTGAGTTGGAAACCTTGACACAAGTAGCAGAATACAAAGGTCGTATCAATACAAAAGATTTTGGTAATATGTTGGTTAGTGTAGCAACAGAATATAATGATGCTTTACTAATTATTGAAAACAACAATATTGGTTGGGCAACAATCCAACAAGTAATAGATAGGGATTATCCTAATTTATTTTACACAAGTAAAGACTTACAATATGTTGATGTTCAACACCAAATGAACAACAAAATCAACAGACAAGAAAGAAATATGGTTGCTGGTTTTTCAACGACTTCTAAGACCAGACCACTAATTATTAGTAAGTTAGAAGAATTTTTTAGAGAGGATAGTGTGATAGTTCGTTCTAATCGTTTGATTGATGAACTATTGACTTTCGTCTATATAAATAATAGAGCAGAAGCAATGACCGGATACAATGATGATTTGGTTATGTCTTTTGCTATTGGACTTTGGGTTCGTGATACTGCATTAAGACTACGAACACAAGGTGTAGAACTAACAAAGAAAACTCTCAGTCGTATGATGGACAACGAGGGTTTATACACACCTAACGATAATAAAAACGATAGTTGGGAGTGGGACACAGGAAAAGAAAAAGAGTCATTAGATTGGCTCTTGTAAAGTGAGGATATTATGGCAGATACAACATTATTTGGAAGATTACAACGATTATTCAGTACAAATGTAATTGTTCGTAATGTCGGTGGTAAAAAACTAAAAATCGCCGATACAGACCAAGTTCAAAAACAGGTTAAATCACATTTAGTTGACAGGTATACAAAACTACACAACAACTTAGATTTAGTTGGAACAGGTTATTCAACCGTACATCAAATAATGGCAGCAAGATTAGCATTATTTAAAGATTATGAATCAATGGACTCAGACCCAATCATTTCATCAGCGTTGGACATTTATTCAGATGAATCCACAATGAAAGGTGAATATGGTCAAGTCATTACGATTAAATCAGAAAATGAAAACATTAAAGAAATTCTACATAATTTGTTTTACGACATTATGAATGTTGAATTTAATTTATGGCCTTGGGTTCGTAATATGGTTAAGTATGGTGATTTCTTTTTACACTTAGACATTAATGATAAATACGGAATCACAAATGTAGTTCCGTTATCACCTTATGAAGTTGTAAGAGCAGAGGGAGAAGACCCAGAAAATCCTTACTATACTAAGTTCTACTTAGAATCAATTGAGGGAGCAAACCAACAATTTGGTCAAAGAGCAAAGAATGGTAAAAAAATAGAATTTGAAAACTTTCAAATCGCACACTTCCGTTTAGCAAACGATAGTAATTTCTTACCTTACGGAAAGTCTATGATTGAATCTACAAGAAAGATTTGGAAACAATTAACACTTATGGAAGACGCTATGTTAATTCACAGAATTATGAGAGCACCTTCCAAAAGAGTATTCAAGATTGATATTGGTAATATACCACCAGCAGAAGTTGACAATTATATGCAAAGAATTATCAACAAAATGAAGAAAACACCATTTATAGACGAGTCCACAGGTGAGTATAATTTAAAATACAATATACAAAACCTAACAGAAGACTTCTTTATGCCAGTTCGTGGTGGAGATTCCGGAACTGAAATAAATGAATTGGGTGGTATTGATTATGATTCAACCGAAGACATTGAATATTTGAAAAACAAATTATTAGCATCACTAAGAGTACCGAAAGCATTCTTAGGATTTGATGAAAATGTCGGTGGTAAAGCAACCTTAGCAGCAGAAGATGTAAGATTTGCAAGAACCATTGAAAGAATACAAAGAATTATTATATCCGAGTTAACAAAAATCGCAGTTGTTCACTTGTATTCACAAGGATACACAGATGCCGACTTAGTAAACTTTGAATTAGATTTAGCAAGTCCTTCAACAATGTATGAACAAGAAAAGATAGAATTGTTGGGACAGAAAGTCACATTAGCTCGTGATATGATTAGTGATAAAATCCTACCAACAAATTGGGTGTATGATAATGTTTTTAATTTCTCTTCTGACGAGAAGATAGAAATTGAAAATCAAATCATTGAAGACCAAAAACAGAAATTCAGACACTCACAAATTGAAATGGAAGGTAATGACCCACAACAATCCGGTGAATCAGTTGGAACACCAAGTGATATGCAATCACCAGGATTATTTGGTGGTCAACAAGACCAACAACCACAAGAAGATGATTCAGTCGCAGGTTCTATCTTTGACCCGTTTTCAGATGAAGAAGATGATAGACCAGAAGATGAACAAGGTGGTCGTCCACAAGAAATGAACAAACCATTCAAAGATAGTGGAGCAAGAGGTCGTGACCCGTTAGGGAAACAAACAAAAAATCGTAGACCATTAGCATTAGCACATTACGATGCTTTGAAAAAAACTATGGGTAAAAAGTCAAAAAGCATAATACAAGAAACTAATCAAGTAGATGAATTAGAAAAAGAATATAATGAATATAAAGAGGAAAATGGGGATAATTAATACCGATTTCTTGAAAGTTTTATATTTATTATTGATAAAAAACACAAAAATACTTTGGAGCTCAAATGTCTTATGTTAAACATAATAAGATAAAGAATACAGGAATTCTTTATGAACTTTTATCTCGTCAAATCACGGTAGATGTGATAAATGACAAGAAAGAAGCTAAATCAGTTAAAATGTTTAAAGAATTTTTTAACAAAAATACTGAATTAGGTAAAGAATATGAATTATATTCAATCTTATTGAATAAAAAATACAAAAACTTGACTCACGCATCATCTTTATTAGAAGCGGTAGTCAAAAGTCGAAGAAAATTGTCAAATCGTCGTTTGGCAAATGAAAAATACAATTTAATTA